CCTTACTTTTTACCTGGCGACAAATAGCCAAGTTAAAGAATTCAACCAATACCAATTTATTGATTCTTGATGAAGTATTTGATAGTAGTCTTGATGCAGTAGGTACGGAAGAATTCCTGAAGTTAATACATGAAATGGGTACAGATACAAATGTCTTTGTTATCTCACATAAGGGTGATTTACTGTTTGATAAATTTAGATCAGTAATCAAATTTGAAAAGAAAAACAATTTTAGTCAGGTGGCGAAATGAGTGAAGTGATTACATTTAATACTGAAGAATTGGCCAAACCAATTCCAGTACAACAAGCACCAACAAAAGTATTTACATTAGTTGGTGAAGATAATCCAATTTTAAAACAGGTATTACCTGAATTTGATTTCAGTAATCCTCCAGTTAATCCAAATGAGTTTGCATCTACTCTTGTTGAAACTTGTAAACTACATCATGGTATTGGCCTTTCTGCTAATCAATGTGGATTTCCATATCGTGTATTTGTGATGGGTGCTGGTAATGAGTATGTTGCATTTTATAATCCAAAAGTAATCAGTTATTCGGAAAGCGAAGCACATTTAATGGAAGGTTGCCTTTCTTTTCCGTTTTTAGGTTTGAAAATTACCAGATCGGAAAGTGTTGCGGTTGAATACCAAGACTTCAATGGTAATAAACGAGAAACAGTTCTACATGGTATATCTGCTCGTTGTTTTCAACATGAGCTTGATCATATGAACGGAATACTGTATACTAAGAGAGTCAAACCCTTGGCATTAGAAATGGGTCTCAAGAAACGCAACAAACTGATGAAGAAAATTCTAAAAAATGGCAACACCAATTGAACTTGTAGAAAAACAATGGCAAGATTGGCAAGAAAAGAATACTAAAACGGATCATATTGATACCGAATTATTGAAACAAACTCTTATTGCCGACTTGACATATGCTTCTCAAATGGATGTTCGTGAATATACATTATACCAAAAATGGTGTGAAGTAAAAGAACGATATCCAGTACATACTATTGATACCTTATTTGGTTCTGAATCACAGATGGTCGATAAAGAACAAGAGAAACTTATCAAAGAAGTTAAATCGAAATTCTGGATGCCCAAAGATCCAGATGATTATGCCAAATTGCAACCTATTATGGTTCTTTCTAATGGTGATCTTGCTGAAAAGTGGAATGCCGTTAGAACTTTTTCTTCCACAATGAAAAATAATTCCAATATTGGTCGTAATCTTTTCTATACAGTTACCGATGAAGTAACTGGAAAATATCTTGGTGTTATTTGTATTTCTTCCGATTTCTTAGATTTAACTCCAAGAGATAAAGAGATAGGATGGTCGAGAGATGTTAAGACACAACAAGGTATGATTAATCATACTGCAATTGGTTCTACTATTGTGCCATTGCAACCACTTGGTTATAATTATATGGGTGGTAAGTTACTGGCATTACTATGTCTATCTGATACAGTACAGAAAGATTGGAAGGATCGTTATGGAGACGTCCTGGTTGGCGTAACAACTACTTCTCTATACGGTAACACTAAGTCCAATGGATTATCGCAATATGATGGTCTAGAACATTGGAACAAGATGGGATTCTCCTCAGGTTCTGTTGCATTTGAACCAAAGAGAACTACTTCTAGGATGGTATTCAATTGGATTAAAGAAAATTATCCACGGAAGTATTTTGAGTGGTGGGAAGCCAAGAACACACAAGGTTTGCCACTTAAGCGTGACCACAAAAACCGTTCATTGAATTTTGCTTATGGTAAATTAGAAATACCAAAAAACTTAATTCGTACCGAACACCAGCGTGGTATTTACTTTTCACCACTATATAATAACACCAATGAATTTTTACGGAAAGAAATTGGTGAAGATCAACTGGTAAAGTCTTTTGATACCAGTGAAGAAAATTTGGCCAATATTTGGAAAACCAAATATGCCAAAGGACGTATATCAATGCTGAAGAAAAAGAATACCGTTTCATACGAATCTCTTTTTTATGATGACTTGATATACCTGTCTTGGGAAGATACCAAGGCAAAATATCTACCTCAGGTTGGTAGATAATCAAGTATACCACAAATATGCTTGACTTTAGAGATACATAATGTTATAGTATCTTTACTCGTTGATGTGACGAGCTTTAACTTTAATATGATTTTATTAGGAGCTTTATTATGAGTCAATTGTCCGCAAAAGAAAAAATGTTGAACGCACTTCAGAAAACTGAAGGTTACAACACTTTCACCGTAGCACAAGCACAACGCCGTTTCGGCATCAAGAATGTTTCTGCCCGTATTGATGAACTTCGTAGTGAAGGTCATTGCATCTACACTAACACCAAAACTTTGGAAGATGGTCGTAAGATCAGTTACTATCGTTTAGGTAAACCTTCCCGTGAGATGGTTAAAGCAGCAGCACAAGTTGCTAGACACGCTTTCTACGCTTAATCCTTAGTGGTAATGAGGGAGTCCTTGGACTCCCTTTTTTCGTTTATAAAATCGGAGCGCAAATGGAAATTTCAATTAAAACAGAAGATTTAAAAACAAAGAGTTTATTTGTTGCTACACCTATGTACGGCGGTATGAATCACGGCTTGTACATGAAATCTTGTCTTGATTTACAAGGTATGTGTATGCAGTATGGTATTCAAGTCAAGTTCTCATTTCTTTTCAATGAGTCATTAATTACCCGTGCCAGAAATTATCTCGTAGATGAGTTTATTCATCGTTCAGATTGCACACATCTTTTGTTCTTGGATTCAGATATTAGTTTCAATCCACAAGATGTTATTGCAATGTTGGCACTTGATAAAGATGTTATCGGTGGTCCATATCCAAAGAAAGCAATCAAGTGGCGTGCTGTTGCAAAAGCATTACAAAACAATCCTCAGATCGAACCTGGTTTACTTGAGAAAGTTGCTGGTGACTTCGTATTCAATCCAGTAAAAGGTACTGCACAATTCTCCGTTTCAGAACCATTAGATGTATTGGAAATTGGTACTGGTTTCATGATGGTTAAGCGTGAAGTGTTTGCAAAGATGGAAGAAGCATATCCAATGATCCTTTACAGACCAGATCATGTCGGTCAAGCCAACTTTGATGGTTCACGATACATTCATGCCTTCTTTGATACAGTTATTGACACCAAAGAATCTATTACTGGTGGTGGATCTGATCGTTACTTGTCGGAAGATTATATGTTCTGTCAGATGTGGCGTAAGATTGGTGGACAAATCTTCTTATGTCCGTGGATGAGAACTGCACACATCGGCACTTATCATTTCCAAGGTGATATGCCTGCTGTTGCAAACTTTGTTGGAGAAATGTAATGTTAGTGGGTCTTGTCGGTTTCATCGGTTCTGGTAAAGGAACTGCTGGAGACATTCTTGGTGAACTAGGATTCATTAAAGAGAGTTTTGCCGGGTCAGTCAAAGATATTGCCTCCGTTATGTTTGGCTGGCCAAGGCATCTTCTTGAAGGTGATACTGATGAGTCCCGTGCATTTCGTGAACAACCAGATGAAGGATGGTCAAAGAAATTTGGTCGTACATTCACACCCCGTGAAGCGTTGCAGAAAATTGGAACAGAAGTCGGTCGTGATATATTTCACCAAGACTTCTGGGTTCAAGCATTAGATGCAAAAGTAGATTTCAAAAAACACTATGTTATTACCGATGTTCGTTTTCCAAATGAAATTGATTGGATACATGAAAATGGTGGTATCGTAATTGAGATTCAGCGTGGTGAAAATCCTGAATGGTATGGTAAATTAAAAAATTTAAAACGCCAAGGATTTGAATACGGATTCAGAAAACAAATGATGAATGAATTTGATGTACATGAATCTGAATGGGCTTGGGTTGGTGAAGATATTGATTACACCATTGACAACAATACCACAAAAGATGCATTACAACATTGCCTCATTTCTATCTTGACAACACGCTTTAATATGCGTACAATTAGTACTTTACATTATGGAGAACTGTATGAAGTTATCGAACGAGTCCCTAACAATACTTAAAAACTTTTCCACTATCAATAGTGGTATTAAGTTTAGAACAGGACAACGACAGTCAACTATTGCCGAAACAAAGACAATTATGGCTGTTGCAAATTTAACTGAAGAATTTCCTGTTGACTTTTGTATTCATGATTTGAATCAATTTTTATCTGTACATAATCTATTCAAAGATGGTGCAGAACTTGATTTTGATGGTAATAACAACGTCATCTTTAAAAATGGTCGTAGTAAGATTACCTATCGTATGACGGATGAATCACAAATTGTTTCTGCACCAGAGAAAGGTATTCACATTGATGAATATGATTTGTCATTTACATTGTCACAGGAAGATTTGGATTGGGTACTCAAGACAGCACAAGTATTATCATTGCCAAACATTGCTGTTGAATCTGATGGATCAAAAGTTTCAATTCTGACTTATGATGCCAAAGATGATTCAAAATCAACCAACACTATTGAAATTGGTGATGGTAACGGTAAGAAATTCAAAGTAGTATTTAAAACTGATTATTGGAAAATGATTCCAGGTTCTTATGAAGTCAATGTTTCATTAAAAGGTTTTGGTTATTTCAAAAATACTAGCGGTACAGTCGAATATTGGATTGCAATCGAAAAAGATGCATCATTTCTTGGAGAATAATTATGATATGGTTATCAGAAAGTAAGTCGGGTAAAAAAGTCGCAGTTAATCCTAAAAACATCGTTGCAGTATTTGAAGTTACTGAAGAAGGTGATTTGTTAGGTAAAACTGGTATTTCATTGACAAATGGCACACTAGTTGTTGATGATGAAATACTTGATGTTGTTGGTCGTTTACAGGCCGCACAATAATGGCGGTACAAACATTATTCGGTACTTTTACCGATGAACAACTAAAGGCACTTAAAGGTGCAATTAGTGAAATGGTTGTTGTGATGCATAAACAAGATGCATTAAAAGTTGAGATGAAAGATATTCTCGATGCAACATACGATTCATTAAAAGTGCCTAAAAAAATTCTTCGTAAGATGGCAAAGGTTGAATATAAACAATCTTTCCAGGAAGAAATTGCAGAGTCTAAAGAATTCGAGG